AACTGAAGCAGAAGCCACTGCTATTGACTCACAAGGTTTATATAATTTAGGTGACTTCCTACCTAAACGTCCAGGTGAAGAAGAACTAAAAGTGATGAAAGAAATGTTTGAAGCATCAGTAGATGGCCAGGCATATGATATTGATCGTTGGGGGTCATACTTTCGTCCAGCAGGTATGCAAAAGCCTGAAGGATCAGCAACAGCTCCAGCAATGGCGGCGGCTGCATCAGCAACAGTACAACCTGTAGAGGTTAGTGCACCAGCACCAACCCCGGTAGCAGAAACAGTGGCTCCTGCTCCGGTTGCTACACCTGAAGAGATGGGTGCAACTCCAACTGCACCAGTCCAAACACCAGCTTCCCCTTCTGGTAGTGGACAGAAAGCCGAAGATATACTTGCTATGATTCGTAGCAGACAGTCTTCATCTTAACGGCAAAGGAGGGCAAGGTTTTTTCCTTTCTCCTTGCCCTCATTCTTTTTCATGTTACAATAAGTAAAATTTTAGATAGGAGAAGACATTGGGTAAACCATTTGATGTAAGCAAGTTTCGTAAGGATATTACAAAAAGCATTGACGGATTGTCTATTGGCTTTAACGACCCAACAGACTGGATTTCAACAGGCAACTATGCACTTAACTATTTGATAAGTGGCGATTTCCACAAAGGTGTTCCACTAGGAAAAGTTACAGTATTTGCAGGAGAGTCTGGTGCAGGTAAAAGTTATTTTGCAAGTGGAAATATTGTCAAAGCCGCACAAGCTCAAGGTATTTTTGTTGTTTTAATTGATAGTGAGAATGCACTTGATGAATCGTGGTTACATGCACTTGGTGTAGACACAGATGAAAGCAAGTTATTAAAACTTAGCATGAGCATGATCGACGATGTAGCAAAAACAGTTAGTACATTTATGAAAGACTATAAGGCATTGCCAGATGGAGAACGTCCTAAGGTATTGTTTGTGATTGACAGTTTAGGTATGTTGCTAACACCAACAGATATTAACCAGTTTGATAGTGGAGATTTAAAAGGTGACTTGGGTAGAAAACCAAAAGCACTAACTGCACTCGTAAGAAATACTGTAAACATGTTTGGTAGTTACAACGTTGGTATGGTATGTACCAATCATACCTATGCATCACAGGATATGTTTGACCCTGATGATAAAATTAGTGGTGGGCAGGGCTTTATCTATGCATCAAGTATTGTTGTTGCAATGCGTAAACTAAAACTAAAAGAAGACGAAGATGGCAACAAGATATCACAAGTTAAAGGTATACGTGCCGCATGTAAGGTTATGAAAACTAGATATGCAAAACCATTTGAATCAGTACAAGTTAAGATTCCATATGAAACAGGTATGAATCCATATAGCGGACTTGTAGATTTAGCAGAAGCAACAGGCTTGTTAACCAAGCAAGGAAACAGATTACGTTTCCTAACTAGCGACAATCAAGAGATACTACAGTTCCGTAAGGCTTGGGAACGCAACGAAGATGGTTGCTTAGACAAGGTTATGCTAGACTTCAACAAAATGGAACAAGAGCTAAGTATTCCTGAAGAAGTAGTAGTAGAAGAATTAGATGAGCAACCAACAGAATGACAATTTATCTCAGTTTGACGTTTTATATATAGAAAAAGTAAAATATTTTCTAGAACAACCCATAAATCAACTGTACCGCGAACTTGTAAAATACAAGAGAGAATACTACGAACCTAACCAACGCATAGTGTTTGTGGATTCGGTCCCTGCCATCAACACAAAGCCGTTTTATAACTATCTTAACCGTATCTTAAATCATCTTGATATTGATGAATGTTTTGTGCATATTGAATATGAAGGCAATGAAACTGTTGTAAATCCTACAAATTTTGATATTCCAGAAACCATCTGTGTAAATCCATGGATAATGCTAGAAATTAGAAATGAAGGTAATTTAGCTCCTTGTTGTAGGTATAAAGAAGATAACTATCCAAATGTTAAAACAGTATCGGTTAAGGATATAGATTTTACTGATTTGAGACAACAGTTCTTAGAAGGCAAGAAACCAACAGCTTGTGCAAGTTGTTGGAAAAATGAAGAACACGGTGCTAAAAGTCAGAGACAGAATGATGCATTTGTTTACAGAGATAAAATTTTTGATATAGACTACAACAATACAAAAAGTCGTAACCTAATTGGTTTAGATATTAAAATTAACAAAACATGCAATCTAAAATGTCGAATGTGTGGACCTGCCCTTAGTAGTAAATGGGCAAATGAAGTCTCTCAACATAAAGAATCCTATCCGCAGTTTTCATCGGTAGAACTGCTGAAGAATGAATGGACTGATGTCAACGGTTCAAAAATTTGGAAAGATCTTGAACACATTACTAGTGATTTATTGCACCTAAATTTTTCAGGAGGCGAACCTTTACTTGACAAGACACACTCTACCCTGCTACAATACTTTGTAAACAAACAAAGAAGCAGTTATATATCGCTACATTACAATACCAATGCTACAACATTTGCATCAAATTTAATGCCGTTATGGAGTCATTTCAAAGAAGTTGAGTTAAGTTTTAGCATAGATAACACAGGGAAAAAGTTTGAGTATGAAAGATATGGAGTGAGTTGGAAAACAATAGTAGATACAATTGAAAAATATAAAAAATCAACAGACACAGTTCTAAATTTGAATGTATGGAGTACAATAACAACACTTAATATACTCGACACATACACATTATTTAAGTTCTGTAGAGACCAAGGACTACCAGTATTGTTTAACGTGTTGCATTATCCTAAACGTCTAAACATTTTATTGTTTAACAAAACGCAAAAGCAATATATAACTGATAAATTATTGAACATTCAGGATAATGAATTTCAAAAGATAATAGAACCAATTATAGCATTAATGAATAGTTCAAGTATGCCAATAGATACTACAGATATGATTAACTTTTTGACTGTCACTGATAAAATAAGACAACAAGATTTCAAACAGACGTATAAAGAGCTAACTAGTATATTATAAGTAGACTGAACAAACAGAATAGGAGACAAAAATTGTCATTAGAAATAGCCGCTTTGGTATGGAAACAAACACGCCAATTTATTCACGATACAGATGACATTAGAGAAGCTGCTGATCATGTTGTTGAAGCTTTAATAGGACAACATAGTGCTGAAGAATTAAGAGAAGCATTTAAATTTGATGGTGCGATAAAACTTGCTGTTGCTAATTATCTTGGAGAAGCAGAAGAAGATGATTTTGAAGAAGAGGAAGAAGATGAACTGTTAAATCAGTATAACGACGATGGCGAATTTAACTATGATGATTATTAAGACAGTAAGATGAAGAATATTGAGATAGTAAATTCTAATAATCTTTATAAATGGGCTAAAAATTTTAAACGAATTCAAGATAGATTTTATGATGGCAAATACAAATTGCGTCGATTACAACAAATAGAAGATTTTGTAAAACTTAATGGTTTTTGTAGAGTATATCATATAGAAGAAGTTTTACTTGATTTAGATATTCCAACAGTTGATAATATCACTGACAGTGATTTGATATTAGTTACTCATCAAGGATATGGAAGATACCCTTTAACAGGTATCATTGAACAAATACAAAATTGGCTGAATAATTGCAGCCATCTATATTTTTGTTTAAACAGGCATTATTTAAACATCAACAATCAAAGACTACATTATAATGTACCTGAAGATTTTCAACAAGCAATTACATATTGGTTACAACATGAGTTACAAAATTGTGTAATAGTTGATATGAGTCGAGATTATATAGATCTTGGTAAACACTTTACCTGGAGTTGTCCAGACCGACATTTTTACATTAGGAAGATTAAATGAAGTTGATTGAAAATTTTTCTGATTATGAAATGGCCCATACTGATAACACATTAAGTAACAAACACAATTATATACGTTACCGAATCGGTCGATTGAAGCATGAATTTTGGCTTAAAAGTCGTAAAAGTTCAACAAAAGTTTATATCGACGAGTATGACAAACACATAATTGAAAACCTGCAACCTGGACCTACATGTTATTTTGGAAGTGCAGGCTATTATGTTGAAGACATTGTATCAGACCTAACTGTAATAGAAACACATCCAGTGGTAAAAACATTTTATCCTAATGCTGTTATTGTAAATGATAGAAGTGATATTGGTAACCTTTATCCTGACAAATTTAACAATTTTGTTGTGATGAACAATAGATCAGACTTATGGGCAACTTTGTATCCAAACGATTTAGACATACCTTGTTTACAGTCTTACTTTATTGAATACAAACGAGCAATGAAACCAGGCTGTAAATTTTTCTATAGCTTTAGAGATACACAAATACCTTGTTGGAATAGACTAAGTGTTAATCACTATGATTATTTTTATGACTTTGGATTTGCTTGTAAAAAAATTGGTTTAGATTTATTATGGCATGATATTCAATTTGTAGAAAAAAACAAACAACCCGACGGTTCATATGATATATTAGAAAATCCAGACACAACCAATGGAAACATAAAATTTATGTTCGAAAAGAAATTTTAATGGACATTGTACTGTACATGGGAGGATGTTGTGGAGACATTGTTACCGGACTGATTGATTCAAAAGGTGTTAGTATAAAATCAAACAGATGTGTTATCCTTAAGGAAAGAGCAAAACTAAAACGTAGTTTTGTATTTGACAATGATGCAGAAAAAGATGCTTATATTGCTAATGCAAGCAGGTATTGGCTTAGTTTGCCTAGTCATGACGCTGATTACCACATACAAAATAAGCATTCTTATTTAGGTATTGTGTGCAGTGATTTGAAAACTTCAATGTGGGCAGCAACAAGGTTTCGCAAACTACACAGTGATACAGTTTGGGAGAGAATGAGTAAAGCATGTGGCGCAAAAACCATTGAAGAATATGCTCAACTAATAATGGATTTTAGTAACATGATCAAACCATCTGCGTATAAAATTATTGAATTGGCTGATATAGTTGAAGGAAATGTTTTAGAAAAGTTAAAGGAGTTGACACAGTTAGATGATTGTGCTACAATACTTTATAATCAATGGTTAATGGATGCCACTAAGTGAGCCAATATTATAATAAAATTGTAAACAACCTTTCAGAGATTCCTGGGTTTCTCACTTATTATGAGCATGAGTTGGAAATAGCCAAGAGTGAATGTAGAGTAGGCGGACTTGTTGAAAAAAATATTAAAGCATTGCCAGGACTCACTGAACATCGGTTCAATCAACTGCAAGAAATTGAAGCAGTACTAAACTTTCTAAACATTAAACTTAGGCAGATAAGACGCAAACACTTTCAAAAATATTTGGAAGGATATGCAAGAGCACTTACCAGTCGTGATGCAGAAAAATACGTTGATGGCGAAGACGAAGTAATTGACTTCGAAACATTAATTAACGAGGTTGCTCTACTGCGTAATAAGTATCTTGGCATAATGAAAGGCTTAGATACTAAACAATGGCAACTAGGGCATATTGTACGTCTTAGAACTGCCGGAATGGAAGATGTACAGGTATAACAATGAACAGTAGTTTTTCAAGTTCCGAAGAAAAATTTAATCACTGCTATGAAAATATTATCAAATATCTATATGAATACGACGACTTCATGGAAAGTGTTGGAACTGTTGTTGGCATTGGAAGTGATCCAGAAGCACTGGATATACAATGGTGGGCAAACGCAGTCACTAGAGATAAGCAAAAGTTGCCACTTAATATCAAGTGTACAATTGTAAATGACCTCGACAAACTAAACGTCAAGCACAATAATATTGCTTTTCAAAGAGAAAATGTGAACTCTATCACACGACCAAAAAAAAATTTTGATATTTTATGGGCATATGATGTACTACAGTATCAAACCAATCCATACATGACATTAAAAAATTGGTGGCACATTGCAACTACAGATTCGATGTTGGTTTTATCAGTACCGCAAACAACCAATATAGAATACAACAAGCAAGAGTTCCATGCCAGAATGGATCACAAATATAATTTTACATTGCCTATGTTGATCTATATGTTGAGTGTAAACGGTTGGGATTGTAGATCTGGATTTTTCAGAAAGGAAATCAACGATCCTTGGATACACATACTCGTGTATCGAAGCAATATTGAACCAATGGATCCAGACAAAACAAACTTATATAGCATTGCAGAAGATACACAATTACTTCCTGAATGTGTAGTTCAAAGTATTACCAAATTTGGTCATCTACGACAAAGAGATTTAGTACTACCATGGATAGATAAAAATCTTACAATAATGGAGAATCATTGATGAAAGCAGGCAAAATATGGGGTTCTACAGAATTGATACACGCAAACGGAGTATTAGAGTTTCATCGCATTGAATACAAAGCAGGTTTTAAATGCAGTGAGCATGAACACAGATTTAAATGGAATGGTTTTTTTGTTGAGTCTGGAAAAATGATTGTAAGAGTATGGCAAGATGGTGAACAACAAGGGTTGGTTGATGAAACAATACTAGGTCCTGGAGATTTTACACAAGTTAAGCCAGGCAAGATACATCAGTTCGAAGGTATAGAAGATGGTGTTGCATTTGAATTATACTGGGCCGAGTTTAATCATGATGATATACAAAGAAGGACCATTGGATCTAAATCCTAATGAAAACAAATGTTTTTTTAAAAATTGATAGAGATGTTCCTCATACACTTTTGTGTTTAAGATTCTGGTTGGAAACATTTAAAAACTACAAAACTTTTGTTTTATGCGACAACAAAGCACTCTCAGAAAAACTACACAATTGTTTTGCTTATGATTATCCAGCTGCTGAGCTAATTGAAAGCGACAGAAGTTTAGTAACTTATGTGCAACAACTTAAAAGTTCAAAACGCAACATGGCAACTGCAAATTTAACTGGATTTGAGCAGAGCAAAGATGCAGATTTGTTTTGGATGATCGATGCTGATGATACTCTGTTTCTAACACACAACTTTGAGATTGTCAATGAAAAATTACACCGTGCAGAGCAGTACTTGGTTGAGAACAATCTAGATGGTTTTAGTTTAGATTTTTATAGCACTCAAGTACGTAAAGGTGATAGCAAACCATGTGATGCATGGACCTTTGGAGTAGCATTATTTAGAGCCAATCTTAACTGGCGTGAACTTGTAGAAGTTACATCAGATGAAATGGAACAATATCTTTTTGCACGTAATATTGACAGTGTGTTTCACTGTATGAGAGCAAGACGCAAATGGAAACTGGAGAGTTTTGTGTTTAGTGATCTTAGTTTTCAACACGTGTATAACAATTATCCTGCTATGCCAAATGGCTTATACTACTGGCGTAAAAGAAAGCTATGGGATATACCATTACCAGATAGAATTGTTCAACTATGACACTAACAGTAATAGTACAAGCTGGCGGCAGAGGCAGCCGATTAAGACATCATACATGGAACAAACCCAAGTGCTTGGTCAGTGTGCATGGTAAACCGTTGTTATATCATCTGTTTGATAAATTTCCGTCTGCAAGGTTTATTATTATTGGTGACTACCTATATGACCAATTGGAAAACTACTTGCAAGTTGACACTCCACAAGTCGAGTATAAACTGATTAAAACAGATCAAAAAGGAACTTGTAGTGGCATTGATATTGCACTTAAACTTGTACCTGAAGATGATCCTGTACTTCTTACGTGGAGTGATCTTATTATCAAAGAACTTCCTGCGTTTCCAGACCATGCGGATCGACCTCTTGTGTATCTTACAGATGCTTTTACCTGTAGGTGGAGTTACCAAGAAACTGGTTTACAAGAAATCACTAGTGAAGTAACTGGAGTTCCAGGAATATTCTACTTTTTTCAACGCAGACAGTTTACCATTCCTCCAGCAAGTGGTGAATTTGTGAAATGGTTTAGTAAGAATATTCTTGAATACGACACAGTGGTTGCAACTGAACTTGAAGAACTTGGTGATTTCGCCAGTATAGAAGAAAACAACAGTCGAATTGGACTTAGCAGATTTTTCAATCAAGTTGATATACTCGACAAAACAGTAGTGAAACAAGCAATTGATCCAAACTATAAACATTTAATTGAACATGAAATTATTTGGTACAAAGATGCACAGGACCTTGGATTTATTCGCATACCCGACGTAGTTAGCACAGATCCTTTTACCATGCAACGTATCAATGGCAAACACATTTGGGAACTGGACGACCTGACACCGAGAGAACAACGCAGTATTTTAAGTGATATCATTTATACTCTAGATGATTTACACAGTAGAAGTGAGCGAGTTGCAAATGAGCAAGCAATTACAAACGTGTATATATCAAAAACACAAAACAGAGTAAAGAGTGTTCAACAGATTATTCCAAATTTTGACCGAGAAAGTTTCACAGTCAACGGTGTAAAATGTTACAACTTATTTCATCCTCGCTACAATACATGGTGGGATAAAATTGATGCAGCTCTTCAAACAGATACATTCACACCTATACATGGTGACCCTACATTTAGCAATACCATAATTGATAAGAATCTCAAAGCATGGTTTATTGATCCTCGCGGAAGTTTTTATAAACCTGGAATATACGGTGATCCACTATACGATTTTGCAAAAGTATACTACAGTGCAGTTGGTGGCTATGATACATTCAATCAGCGAAAATTCAAATTGCATATTGACAATGACACTTGCGAAATACTCATGGGTGAACCAGATACTGCTAGAATTGCTCAAGACGTATTTGAAGAATTGATGTCTGATATGCCTAGTATAGATTTACTACATGGACTGATATGGCTTTCACTAAGTGGATATGCCAAAGATGATATTGACAGTATTATTGGCAGTTTTTATAATGGACTTTTTTGGCTTAATAGAGGAATAAAAAAAATATTATGATAGAAGATTTTGATTACGACAGAGCAAACTATCCTACTAGTAAGGTAGCAGAGGTGTTTCCGTTTGAACTAAGCAAAAACCTAGGACATACTTGGATTTTTGATATTGACGGTACCATTGCAGAAGTTAATCAGCATCCATATGAAAATGATACACTTTTGCCTGGAGTGAAAGAGATGTGGGCACAGATTCCTGCAGATGATATGATTATAATAATGACTGCCAGACATGAGGATGTTAAACAAAAAACTTTAGAGTTTATCAACAGTCATGGACTACGTTATGACCGTGCTATATTTGGAGTACATCACGGTGAACGTATTGTTGTAAACGATAACAAGCCAGGTGGACTACAAACTGCTATTGCTTGGAATGTAAAAAGAAACAAGGGTTACAATTAAGTAGGTATATAATGATAGACACTGAAATGACAAGAACAAAAACACAGAAACTTGAACGTATTTTTATACTGGAAGATGAGATTAAGTTTGCACAAAGTCATCTCCGTCCAAGTGCAACAGGTCATATACACACTGCTATAAGTTGGATGACAATGCGTAGAGATGAACTAAAGAAAGAGGTAGAAAATGGCTGAAGAAGAATCTCAAAAGACTATAGTACTAGTTACTGGAGGATTTGATCCTATACATAGTGGTCACATTGAATATTTTAAAGCCGCTAAAGCTCTCGGCGACACACTGGTTGTTGGTATTAACAGTGATGCTTGGTTAAAACGTAAAAAAGGTAGATTTTTTATGCCACTCGAAGAACGTGGTGCAATTATAAGTGAACTCTTAATGGTTGACAAAGTTGTAGGCTTTGATGATGACTACGATGCAGACGATAGTTGCCTTAAATTTATACAAGACATACGTGAATACAATCCTGAAGCTGAAATTATTTTTGCAAATGGCGGTGATAGGAAACCCGGTACCACACTAGAAGAGAAAGCAGGTATCAAAAAGGTTGGTTTTGCTTTTGGTGTTGGTGGTACAGATAAAAAGAATTCAAGCAGTTGGATACTCAAAGATTGGGAAGCTCCGATAGTAGAAAGAGATTGGGGACACTATAGAGAACTTTACAAGGGTGAAGGATTTGCAGTAAAAGAACTTGTGATTAACCCTCATAGCAGTCTAAGTATGCAACGTCACAAAAACCGAAGTGAAACATGGAATCTTGTAAGCGGTGAAGCACACTTGCTAACAAGCAATAGAGCTGAACCAGATGATCCAAAACGCCAAGATCTTTCACCACCTAATCCAGTTGACATCCCTTCAAATGTTTGGCATAAAGGTGTAAACAATAGCAATGATCCTGCTCATATTATTGAAGTATGGAAAGGCGTATATCTTAGCGAAGAAGATATTGAAAGATGGAATTAGATTCAGTCACAGTTTATATTGGTTGGGATAGTCGTGAATCCATAGCGGCAGAAGTTTGCAAATATAGTATATTGAAGCATGCAACCATACCTGTTGACGTTGTATTTCTCAAACAAGATGAACTAAAAATGCGAGGTTGGTATAGCCGCGACGTTGATAAATTAGCTAGTACTGAATTTACATTTACAAGATTTCTTATTCCTGAGCTAAATCAATTTAAAGGCACTGCAATTTTTATGGATTGTGATATGCTGGTGCTAGATGATATTGCAACGCTTTTACGACAGGTAAAAAAATCTAAAGCAGTTACCTGTGTACATCATGATTATACTCCTGAAGAAGGTATAAAGATGGATGGACAAGTTCAAACTGCTTATCCACGTAAAAATTGGAGTTCTATGGTAGTATGGAACTGTGGTCATAAAGCCAATAAGCATGTTACTAAAGAACTTGTAAACAATCCGCTAACAACTGGAAAATATCTGCACAGATTTAGTTGGCTCCTGGATAAAGATATTGGAAGTGTTAGTCCTAAATGGAATTGGTTAGTAGGATGGTACAAAGAAAGCAAAACAAATAAACCCAGTATCATACACTATACCGAAGGAGGACCGTGGTTCGAACAATATTGTAACTGCGAATATGCCGACATATGGAATACCTATAAAGACGAATACCTTGAATCAACAAAAAAAACTGGATCAGTAAGCCAGTTACAATTAACAGAACAACACAAATTAACATTCAGCGAATTGTGTACATCACTATGTGATCCATACAAAATTTATAATAAAGATTATACACAATCACTGAAAATGTTAGCACGTCAGTTTGAGAAGCCTAATGTTGTTGGTATTATTGATGCTGGATTAGTTGAGGATGAAGTTATGGTAGATACAAAAGTTAAAAAAGTAGATGGTATACTAGAGTGTTTTTTACAAGGTTCAATTGGAGTATTTGCTGGAAGCAAGCAGTTACCAGATATTCCTATCACAACTCCAATTGTGGTAAGAGGAATAGCAAAAAGAAAAGTTATACACAAAGCTATCGAAGATGGCAGAGATTTTTACTATATAGACACTGGTTACTTTGGGCACGGTAAAGGCAAATTATATCATCGGATTACAAAAAACAATTTACAATATAATAGTGTTATTCGCCGTGATTGCCCTACTGACAGATTGAAAAAAACTGGAATACAAATTTGGCCACACACTCCTGGAACTAATATTTTACTTTGTCCTCCAAGTCAAAAAGCTCTCAACTACTGGAATATAAATCTTGAAACATGGATAGTGCAAACCACTGAAAAAATTAAAACATACACAGACCGACCTATTGTTATACGTGAAAAACAAAGTAGGCATATACGTACCAATGATGACACCATGGAAATGGCTTTGTCGAGAGATGTTCATTGCATGGTAACCTATAACAGTATTGCCGCAGTTGAAAGTTTAATTTATGGCAAACCTGTTTTTACCATGGGTCCTAATGCCGCTGCGCCATTGGCAAATACTGATCTTTCAAAAATTGAAAAACCTTTCATGCCAACAACTGCAATGGTAAAAAGATTATGTGCCAACCTTGCATACAACCAATTTACTCCTGATGAAATGGCAAACGGTACTGCATGGCTTATCCTACAGAGTAACTACAAAACAAATGACTAAATGGGATTATGATGTTGTAGTGTATCTAAATACACTACCAAAGATTAAAAATCACAATATAAAAGTGCAAATAATGAGAGCATTTGCTGAAGGTGCAAGCAAACATGGTGCTCGTTGTTTGGTAACTGAAACTATGCCAGATCGTAAACTCTATCATACACGACTAGCAGTAATTCTTGGATGGGTAGGTATGAGTTATAGTGGTCCTCATATATATTTTAGAGAATCTGTAATAAACAAACAACGTGACAATGGTGCAAAAGTTATGAGCATCGACGGCAGTTGTTTTAAGTTCCACCATCAACACGAGAACATGTGGTTAAGATATAGCTTAGATAGTGTTTTTTGGAACACAGGTAATTATGCAAACAAAAATAGCTCAGATCAACACTGGAATATGGTTAAGTCTAGTTTGGGTTTAGAGGCAATTCCATGGAGTAATAATGGCGATTATATACTGATTTGTTTACAACGAGACAACGGATGGAATGCAAAAGGTTTTGATCAAGAATTATGGCTTAAAAAATCAATAAAGACAATACGCGAGTATACGAACGAATTAATCAAAGTAAGAGCTCATCCAGGAGATCTCAACAGAGATAGAACCAAAACAAAACACAACTGGAGTTGGGTAAATTCCATAGAAGGTGTTGAACTAATTGATAGTATCAATGTTACATTACACCAAAGCATGAAAACTGCAAGATGTGCTGTTTTTTACAATAGTTCAAGCAGTGTGCTAAGTGTTATAAAAGGAATACCAACTTTCGTAAGCGAAGAAAGTGCAGTTACGTGGGCAGTTGCTAATCATGATCTAAAATATATTATGAACCCACAAAAGCCAGATAGAAGCCAATGGTTACAAGATTTAGGACAAGCACATTGGACTATTGATCAAAGTCGCATGGGACTTGTTTACAAACATTTTGAGAAATATCTACCAACCTAGTATACAATCGTTACGTACCTGCCCTAGTTTCTTGGCTCCCCAACTAAGCAAGAGGTTTACTGCTCCATATTGTGTGTCTTTGGTTATTCCGGTGTCTTTGTGTAGTTTTTGTTCGACTACAACAATTGGTTGATGTGTACGTAGAGTTTGTTCTCCACCTTTGAGTATTTGCATTTCGTAACCTTCGCAGTCGATTTTCATATAATCAATTCGATCGAACCATAGACTGTCTAGGCATTTCATGTCTACCTTTCCCATACCAATAGTGTCTTTGTTTATATGCGAATGTCCAGTATTTCCTTCAGTTATCACCATATCTATAGTTGTGTCTTCGGTACCTAGTGCAATAGGCCATATCTCGATATTTTCCATAGGTACATTCTTACGCAAACATTCTTGAAACTCAACCACCGGTTCAATTGCAACTACTCTAGCAAAACGTGCGGCTAGGTCTCTACTCCAAAGTCCTACATTTGCACCTATATCTACTGCGACACCAAAATCCTTAACAAATTGCAAACTTTTCTGTCTAACAGGTTCTTGGTATTCTGCAGGACCACCTTTTTTAATATTTTTTTGAATCATATGAGAAAAATGAGTGTCTTGGTCTGCAAACCACCATCCATGAGCTTGATACATTAGAATTTTACCTCTATTCCTGATACTAATCCAATATCATCTTCAGTGGCGGCTGGTGCAATAAACCAGTTACCATAGTTGATTTTTATCATTGGAGCAATATCTATGCGTCGATATCCATGTACTAAGCCATATGTGATATCTAAGCCTTTGTATGTGGCTTCTTTACCAATGTATATACTTTCTCTACGGTCACTGTTATGATATATTCCTGTAACATAATTGTTTGGCAATTGATACTGTACATGTGGATGTAGATTATTGAAACTTTCGTTTGATAGTCCAAAATGCATACTGATAGCAAAACTAAGAATCAAACTATCTAACACGTGGTATACTTTTCACATAGTCAATATTGTTGTGCATTTGGTACTCGTTTGCCTTACTGTATCCAACTATTTTTCGTTTTCCTTTCATGTGATCAATATATCTGCCGAGCTCACTGTTTATAAACGGATGTCCAGCAAGTCCTTTGGTATCTGGATGAGGATTGAGATTGAAGAACTTTGCACCTTTGTTTTGATATTCCCTACGCATTACATCAAACAAAAAACTATCGTGCCATTCAGGATAGTTAAACATTGTATCATTTATATACAATCCAGCAAAGTCGTTTACAAAATCAATGCCTTGCGTATGTTTTCTATTGTAGCCTACCCAACCACATTCACTGTGGTATCTTTCTCCTCGTCCAAGGTGTGTTGCTAGATATTCGTCTGGACTGACGCTGTCAAGGAATTGCATTGCCATTGGTGTATGAGTTAGTGTATCACCGTCTAACCATATGATCCAGTCACTGTCAATTGTGTTTACTGCATGATGAACGGCAAAAACTTTATGACAAAATCTTATGCCTTGCCATTTAAATGCTTTCCTTGCGTCATATTTTGCTTCATTGTTGGGACCTTTACCACCTTGAGCCTGTGGATTGTTTTTATGTCTTTTTAAAAACTGCTTGTATACTTTACTGTTGGCATACAAATCAACAAGTCTTACATTTGAGCTTTGTGTAGGAACTGTTGTGCCCTCAGTGTAGACAACTAAATCAACTTCTCG